ATTAAATCACGCTTTGAGTTTATCACAATGTAATTTAGGTGCTTACTTTACATTATTAAGACGAGAAAAAAATAACAAAACAGATATAACGGAGCAAGAAATAAAAGACGCACAAAACAGATATGCTAAACATCAAAGAGAAAATCCTCATACACCTAGAGTTATGAAATCACTTGGATTACCTGAAGACGATGTACAAGAGTTTTGTACTAACGCATTATTTCCATATGTAGAATAATGAAAGAATTAGAAAAATTTACACAGGTCATAGAAGATTATAAATCAGATGGAAGATATAGAACTTTTAACGATATTATAAGAATAAAAGGAAAGTATCCACACGCAATCTGGTATTCAAAATACTCAATTAAAAATATAGTTAATTGGTGTTCCAACGATTATCTTGGTATGGGACAACATAGCTATGTTATAGACTCTATGAAAACAGCACTAGAAACGAGCGGAGCGGGTGCTGGAGGGACAAGAAACATATCAGGCACTACTCACTATCATAATGCTCTGGAACGAGAACTAGCGTCTCTCCATAAGAAAGAAAAAGCATTATTATTTACTTCTGCTTATAATGCCAATCAAACAACTTTAGAAACAATGGGTAAGATTATACCTGATATGTTGTTTGTATCAGACGCACAAAATCACTCTTCCATTATACAAGGTTTAAGGCATAGTAGATGTAGAAAAGAAATATTTAAACATAATGATGTAAAAGATTTAGAAGGCATATTACAATCTAATCCAGGTCCAAAATGTGTAGTATTTGAAAGTGTATATTCTATGGACGGAGATATTGCACCTGTAAAAGAAATAGTTGACTTATGTAAAAAGTATAATGCAATTTCTTATATTGATGAAGTACACGCTGTTGGTCTTTATGGAGAAGAAGGTGCTGGAATATGCGAAAGAGATAATGTTGAAGTTGATATAATAAATGGAACACTAGCCAAGGCGTTCGGTGTACAAGGTGGATACATCGCAGGAAAGAGAGATTTTATTGACGCAATAAGAAGTATGGCGAGTGCTTTTATTTTTACAACTTCTGTAAGTCCAGTTATTTGTGCTGGTGCTTTAACAAGTGTTAAGTATGTTAGAGACCATCCTGAATTAAGAGAAAAGATACACGAAAGAGCAAATAAAACAAAAGAAGAACTTACTAGACAAGGAATAGAAGTTATGAAAAATGATAGTCATATTGTTCCTGTTATTATTGGAGAAGCAAAAAGATGTAAAGCAATATCAGACGAATTACTTTATAAAGAAGGTATCTATGTACAACCTATCAATTGGCCAACGGTTGCTGTAGGTACTGAAAGATTAAGATTTACTCCTACACCATTTCATACAGATAAATTAATATTTGATATGGTAGTTAAAGTTAAATCTGCAATAAAAAGATGTGGAAAGAAATTAAATTATGATTGATAAAATTATAGCTGACGGTGGAAACGGATTAGATGTCCTAATATATTGCCTAAAACACGAACCTTTTATACAAGGAATTATATTATTTGGTCTATTTTTGGCGTTATTTTCTTGGTACTATGATAAAAAAGATGACAAAGCGGACTGGAGTAACCGAAACGATTATCTATAAATTATAAATATAGCAAAGAATTAGAAGGAAATAACTATGGCTCAACCTAATACAAGACAGACACTTATCTCTTATGCTAAAAGGGCATTGGGACATCCTGTCATAGAAATAAATGTTGATGATGACCAAATAGATGATAGAGTAGATGAAGCATTACAATATTGGCAACAATATCACTATGATGGTATCAAAAGAACATACTTAAAATGGCAATATACACAAGCAGAAAAAACTAGAATCTTAACAGAAAATACTGAAGGTGCTACAAAAAATTCTGTAACCTCTACTTGGAAAGAAGATAACAATTATATTGTTGTTCCAGAAACCGTATTTTCGGTTACAAATATATTTCCTTTTTCAAACAAAGGTAATTTAAACTTATTTGATGTAAGATACCAATTAAGATTAAATGACCTATATGATTTCTCATCAACTTCTGTAATCAACTATGATGTAGTTATGAGACAATTAGATTTCCTAGACCATATATTAGTTGGTGAAAAACCTTTAAGATTTAACCAACACGATAACAGATTATACATTGATATGGATTGGGAAAACGATTTAATGGTAGATGAATATTTGGTAATTGAATGCTATAGAAAAATGGATCCAGACACTTATACAGATGTCTATAATGATATTTGGTTAAAGAAATATACAACTGCACTAATCAAAAAACAATGGGGTGCTAATTTATCTAAATTCGCTGGTGTTGCTATGATAGGTGGAGTAACCTTAAATGGTGAGCAAATCTATACACAGGCATTAGCAGATATAGAAAAGTTAGAGGAAGAAATAAGGTCTCTACAAGAACACCAAGCACTAATGATAGGATAAGAATACAATGGCCGTTAATCATTATTTTCAAGGCGGCGATGGCATAGGTAGTCAAAGTGAAAAAAGATTAATAGAAGATTTAATCGTAGAAAATTTAAAAATCTATGGACACGCTGTTTATTATTTACCGAGAACTCTAGTTAATAGAGATTTAATCCTTGGCGAGGATTCTGCGTCTAGGTTTGACGACTCGTATTTAATAGAAATGTATTTTGACACACCACAAGGGTTTGCTGGTGAAGAAGAAATAATAAGTAAGTTTGGATTAGAAATTAGAGACGATACAACTTTCGTTGTTGCTAAAAGAAGATTCCAAGAACAAGTAGATGACCCAGCAAACCTAATGGTAGATGGCAGACCTAATGAAGGTGATGTTATTTACTATCCACTAATGAATAAGTTTTTTGAGGTTGCGTTTGTAGAAGACCAGGAACCTTTCTTTCAACTAGGTAACTTGCCTGTCTATAAATTAAGATGTAAAACTTTTGAATATTCAAGTGAAGAATTTAATACAGGTCACGCTGATATTGACCAAGCTGATGATAGAAAATCACTTGATACATCTTTGGCACACCAGTTTAGACTTGAAGATGGTACACTAAATCAATCTTCTTATGATGGTTTCTTATTATTAGAAACAGGAGACTCACACGGTAATCCACTATACTTAATTAATGAAGAATGGGACGACATTACAACTGATGGAGACGCTGCTGAAAGTGTACAAACAAAATCTGCTTATGCTGATAATTTAGATTTAGATTCGGCTGCTGGTTTTGATACTGCAACGGTTAATGACGATATATTAGACTTTACTGAAAAGAACCCATTTGGAGAGGTTAAATAATGGAACGAGATAGACACGCACAATTGATTGAACATACTAATAGAGTTAATAGACAAAAAAAAGAAATGCAATTGTCTAAAAATTTAAAAAAAGAAGTTGAGATTGGTGCTACAGGTACACAGAAATATAGAATTAAAAAAGGACCTAATAAAGGCAAGGTAGTATAATGTTTGGAACTCATTTTTATAACGAAGGATTAAGAAGATTAACTATTGCGTTTGGTCAGATTTTTAATAAAATTATTGTACAAACAAAAGACGCAAATGGTTCAGTAGTTAAAAGATTTACGGTTCCATTAGCATATGCACCAAAAGAAAAATTTATTGTTAGATTAACTCAACAACCTGATTTAACAGATAAACAATTTGCAACGGTACTACCTCGTATGGGATTTGAAATATCTGGTATAGAATATGACCCTAGTAGAAAATTAAATAAATTACAAAAGTTTAGAAAACCAAAAACAACTGGTACTACTTCTGATAAAGAAAAGAAGATGGACTTTAACTATACTCCAGTCCCATATAATATAACATATAAATTGTTTATATTTACAGCAACTGCTGAAAATGGATTACAGATTGTTGAACAAATAGTACCATACTTTCAACCAGATTATACGGTTTCAATTAATATGGTTCCAGATTTAGGAATTAAGCGTGATGTTCCTATTGTAATTGGAGACATAACATACGAAGATAGTTATGATGGACAATTTGAAACCAGAAGAGCAGTAATATACACAATGACTTTTACTGCTAAAACATATCTATATGGACCTGCAACTGATGGAGGTATCATAAGAAAAGTACAATCAGATTTAGGAACTGATATGACTAATAAGGCAAGAGAAGAAAGAGTAATAGTTATTCCTAATCCTTCTACTGCCAACCCAGGAGATGATTTTGGATTTACAACAACTATATCGTTTTTTGAAGATGGTAAAAAATATGACCCTTCAACAGGAAGTGATACATAATAATGAGAGGATATAATGGACGAAATATTAGTAAGAGACAATGCTCTACCAGAGAATGTAGCAAATAGTTTTCAACACAATATATACAGATTAGGTTATATAATATCTAAAGATATATTAGCAAATCAAATGAACAATCCAGGTATTGTTAAAGATGACAATACATTTAATACCGTTCAAATGGTACACCGTATATATTCACACCTAGACCAAAGACCACAAGTTAATCCAGGACTAGAACCAATTAGATATGCTTTGAATATGATGGTTGAAGGTTTTGGTTATAAAGTGAAAGATGTATTAAGATTAAAATTTAATATGATACAACCACATCCAGATTTCAAAGAAGGTATGTATAATACAGCACATATTGATGATGAAGAAATGGCACAAC